TTGTTTAGCTCAGTCATTCATTGCATATTTCTCTTCTTGGTAGTGTAATCCACTGAGTGTCAGTGTGTTGTCGCTGCACGCTCAAAACTCAAGAATTTCGCACCAAAGATTTTGTTGTGCGTCTGGCTCATAGTATTGAGCATCAGAAATGCAAATATTGTCTTCGGCGGAACCTCCGAAGAACTAGAAATAACCCGCTAAATGAGCTGTCGTTTCTGGTGGCATAAATGAAACACTCCATTAAAAATTCCTTAGGTTTAACACTAACTTGTGTTTAACACCATGTATAAATCCTTACGCATGGCACATGAAAAACTTCTTATGTGTGAAACGAACTTACACAGGTGTGGGCTACATTTGCACCGGAATTACAAAATATGATTAAGGATAAAACAAATACTAAAATGTAAAAGACTGGGAAAAAGTTCAAAAAAACTATTCCACAAAAGATGTCAATAATCTATGTTGGATTTGGAAGGATTTTAAAGGAAATCAAGATTGGGATAATGCTTCGGGGATAAAAGACTTACTGAATGGTAAAACTTTAAATGATTTCTCAATAATGTTTGACGAAGCTATAGATTGTGTCAAGGGACTGGATATTTAGTCACTCTTATCGTTACTATATCTCCAACCCCGAGAGTCTTGCCAATGGCGAATTGTCGCGTTGGCTGCTCGATACCTATTCTACAGCCAATACGTTGTCACAAAATACGTTGCTCAAAGACCGCATCCTTGTAGAGGAGATTCCGTCGAGCCGTCATTTCCTTACGGATATAGTTGATGCCATGAAGGGCAACAACATCATAATGGCTACTTATCGAAATTTCCACTACAAGAATTCCTATACTTTCCCCATTGCGCCATACTGTCTGAAAATGTTCCAGAAGCGTTGGTATGTGCTCGCACTGAGCATCAATGAGGACAGGTTGCGTATCTACGGACTTGACAGATTTGAGAATATAGAAATAACAAAAGATCATTTCAAGTTCCCTTGCGACTTCAATGCCAAGGACTTTTTCTCCAGCTTCTTCGGCGTAGTTATAGACGAGGATATACCCATGCAACGAATTGTTATTCGTGCCTTTGGTGCACACCAACACTACATGCGCTCTCTTCCATTGCATCTCTCGCAGAAAGAGCTTTATTCTTGCAACGAATATGCCGACTTCGAACTTACGCTTCGTCCCACCTACGACTTCATAATGGAGTTGCAAAGCTATGGGACGATGATAGAATTGGTGGAACCACAGTCGCTAAGGCAGACCATGAAATGTTGTATAAACGATCTTTGCGAATTGTATAAAAACGATTAATTGTCAAACTAAATAATATTTATCTATCTCTATTAAAGATCTTACCTATGGATGGATATGTCAGTAGCGACTACCGTAATTTCAATCTGACGACATAAAACCGGATTGTTGTCAAGAATTAAATCCACAGTTCCCTTTCTTTCCGTAGCAGTAATGACTTTGTCAACAATAATCTTTAAAAGTTCATTCTCTTCAGGATTGAGCACAGACGGATTATCCCGACTAAGCCCAGTTACCAAGTAGATAATAGCGTTTTTCCCATGAGGCAGCATGTCGTACTTGCTAATAAGATCTGACATATAGCTGGCGGCATCAGACGTTTCGTCAGCGTATGATTGAATGACGGTGGTAGCAAATTTACTGGAAAAGAACAGTTTGCAAAGTTGACCAATTGTGAGACTGTTAGCACCAACAGATAATGCAGGCAATACTTGCACGATAAAACTGCTAATAGCCTCCATTCGGTCATAATAAGTCTCCATGAAATCCTTACGAAAAAGACGTTTGCGCTTTGTTTTGTTAATATGTTTATCACCATACCAAACATTTTTCTTGACTTTCCCTATCATTTCTTGCTTCTTAGAAGGAAGAAGTTCTCTTTTTGGCGGAACATACCCACCATTATTAAGTATGATCGTCTTTAATTCCTTAACTTTCGACTTGAAATCAATGTTGGCAAACTCTTTCTTTTGTCCTTTGGTAAAGCCATAGAAGGACGTATGCCACAAACAACAAGCGACGATTTCTGCATCAGTGACATGTACGTCAGCATCAAGGACAATCTCTTTAGTGAGAGAATGCTCCCAAAAATCTCCTTCCATAGGAAAAGCGTCAAGATGGGGACCTGTGCCATCATCCCAATCTTTCATAGTAATACGACACACATCACCATTGGAATCATCATGACGCTTTGGATTCATCAATCTGAGCATATCGTAATGCAACTTGAACCAGCCGAGACTGTCTTTTGCTTCGGGATACATGTTCACTATGTGTGGTTCAACCTCTTTAAAAGTAACAAGGTGGATAAGTTCTTTGTATGTCATTGCGGATTGTTTTTATATTTGCTGCAAAATTATAGATAGACTATGCAAAATATTGGCACAGGTCATAAGAAAATATAACTATCATTTATCCGTTAAGGGGCTTAATGGCTCTGTTGGTCAATTCAAAGAGAGTGCTTCACGGTATGAGGCCGTGAAAGCACCTCTTTGTAGTGGTCGGTAATAGAGATATATTGTATCATTGGAGAATGATAATCTTAACCGACTTGCTTCAATGCTTCCAAAATCCTATTCTTGGCAAACTTGTCAAAATTCTTAATTTCTGTCACACCCCAGTCTCCTTTACTCTTCACTATATCCATCATTTCCAGAAGCTTTACGCTAAGGCCATTTCGAACTTCTTCAACAAATCCGAAATTGTCCAGCTTGGCTTTGGGCATATTATTACTGAATTTAGAGTTCATACCTCTGCTGATAAGACACAAATTACCGAAGCTATCAAGCCCCCTGCCTTTTAGGTTGTCATATCCAGGCATAGGATTCTGAGGATAGAAATGCTCTACCGATGTCCTATATGAGAATTCGAACTTCGAGTATTTCGAAGGATTCTCCTTCCAAGTAATAAAATCATAGAAGTTGAATACGAAATTGTGTACATTGCAACCACAATCAATTTGATTCCAGTCTATATTATCTGTGTTATTATAAGGCAAGAAGTCATAGCTTCTGTAAATAACATCTTCAAAATCTGACTTGTGTTTACCTATATAGATATCCAACATATAACTGCACGCTAAATGATATAACCTATTCCGCAAGAAAGATGAGTCGATGGACTCTTTCTTATGGATACAGTAAAGCAAAGCATTCAGCCAATGCTTATATATCTGTGTAGGTGCAGAGACATGGAACATCGCCTCCAGCATTCTGATTTCTTTACCAAGGTCATTCTCATCCTCTGAACTACTCGCAGAAAACGTATTTACATAATTAGCTTTATTATTGTCATATTTACGGATAGACTTCAAACTCCAACATTCTGCTCCGTTGATATATTCTCGTTTAATCACATAACTATCATATTGGACTCTCAATAAGAGTAGCTCAATGATAAAGAATTTTACGAAACGTTTTCTTTCTGTCTCGTCTTTTATAGATTTCAATACATTTTGGAATGTAGGTATTAAGACCTTGTCGTCAAGTCTGATACCAGCATCTACATCTTCTCGATAAAAGTCGCTGTCATGATAGCATACTTTGAGCACATGTAGAAGGAAGTTTGGAAAGTTGATAATGGACCCAAAACGGTCTTGCTTTCCTTCATCTTGGCTTCCATCGCGAGGCAGTTCATACCTTTTATTGTTTTTAGCATCCTCAAAAAGATTGTTGAGCGTACGAGGAGAACAGTCCTCATTATCTTTAATCAAAGAACTATTATCATCGATTTCAATCTCCTCACACAGGGAATCAAAATCTTCAAATTGCAGATTTTTCCATTTATCACCGAAGATAAGAGTCCTTTGGCCAACCGTAAAATTCATCTGGACATATGAACTCATATCAGAGCAAGCTTCCCATATAAGATGGAAAAGCTTATGCTCGTTTGGCGAAAGTTTGTTCATTAATACAGCCTTGAGAACTTCATGCTTTTCGAGTTGCTCTCCACGAGTGTTCATTATCTCAAAGTAATGGTTCAATTGAGTGTCTTGCGGAACTGGAATCCGAAGAATTATAACCTTTGAAAAAAGGTAGTCTGCGAAATCAGCGACAGACAATCCTTTTGCTTTAAGAACTTGATGAATATTCTTGCTGAACAAGCCATAGACATCAATTATATGTTGCGCAGCCTGATGTTCAGAATATTGATTTTTCTGAAGCATAATGAGAGCATCGTCTGCTTCTTTTCGATGGTCATAAGAAAGATTAGGCTTTTCGAACCAATTTGCTACATTTAGGTGTTTTAATAAGCTTGTTAGAATGGTCAATGTCGTCAAACGTTGCTGACCATCTATAATCTCAAAATATGTTTCTCCGTTGACAGTTCTTATAAAAACTACAGCGGAGCCTATATAATAGTTTTGGCTATTATTGTTCTTTGCGTAGTCAGAAATATCTTCCAACAATTGCAGAGTTTCTCTTTCTCCCCAATCATAATTGCGTTGATAAATGGGAATGACATACTTGCCCTCTGAAAGGAATTCTTTTACTGTCAACTGGGCTATATTATTATCAATCGTTGCCATAATACTTGTTGTATTCTTTAAACAAATTCTTTATCTTCTCACAACCAGAACATTGCTTTGATTGCACGCCTTCGATATTGATGTTGATTATGTCATATGGAGTTTTGGCATCATAGACATACCTAAACATGCTATCCCAAGCCGTTGCATAGTTGTCAATGGATGCCAACTGAACAGCAGAAAGCTGTAGTCTCAGTTTGTATGCCCATATGAAGAATTGAGGTATAACCTTGTCAAGTTCTTCTTCACCGAAACGATCGACATAGTACAGAAGTAGAGTATAGAACATATCTCTGATATATCCATCACCAGTTCTTCCTGAACCATTATAGGATGTTATCAAGTTTAAAATATCTTTGGCTCTACTTCCATCCGGTAGCGATTTTCTATATAGTCGTATATGCTCATACAAATTCATATAATGGCGAATCATATCAAAGAAACGTCCTCCATTAATTATCTGATCATCAAGATTAAAGGGATATTCTAAGTGATTCCTGTCAATTGCTCTTATAGGGTCTTGGTTGTACATAGAGGAGAAAATGTGGGCTATCACTTCCATTTGATAGAACGGATAGCGTTTTCCATCACTCAGCGAGATGCCCTTAAATAAGTCCGTATGGTCTTTGGTAAACCGTCTCCCCCATTTCCCACGAGACCATCTTTTGGCTCTAAACAAAGTCAGGAAAACCTCCCTTAAGAATGAGGTTGGCTTGTTTTGCCACTCATCAATGTTATTGCTGTCTTCCTGACTTAGTGTGGAAATCTCTCTCAGATGATACGCTTTCAGTAAGTCGTGTGCGGCAAGATCCTTACCGCGGGCATTTTGTGAATCAAAGAACTGGAATGCTTCTGATATACTGTTCAGTCGAACCACAACAAACTCACACTTCGTCAATAGGAAATCGAAAAGTTGTTGATCAAAATCAGCCTTTCGACTTTCTATCGTATGAATATTCTCAATAACATTATGAAGTGTATAGCGGTTGCTGAAAGACACTTTATCGGAATTCGAAAAAGCATTTATCTTTATATCTATATCAGAATAACTTTCCTTGACCTTTTCATCTTTCAAAGCATTGTACATAATACGTATGAGCAGCGCAAGCGTGATGATGCGTTGCTGTCCGTCAACAATCTCGTCGTTATGTAAAACGAGAGTTCCAAGTCTGTATTGCTTACGCTCTTTGAACGCAAGAATATCTGATATAAGTTGATTAACGTTCTTTGCAGTCCATTTGTATGGTCTTTGATATGGTGGTATAACAAAATCATTGAAGGGTAAGGAGCCTACACTGCAGATCTCGACTTGAGGTAATTGCCCTGAAACATCCTCCTGAAGAGTATAAGATCTATCTATAAAGGATTCCGTCTTATGCAGGGAAGAAAATAAATCTTCATGCTCATTTGCAAACACCTCTATTGGACGATCAAATATGTTTATTATATCTGAGAACGCTTGGAACAAATCGTCTATAGAGTTGATATTTCGCTCCAACACGCATGTACCCTTATTCCGACCTTGCCATCTCTTCCATTTCAATTCATGGTTGTTAGATGAACTTTCTACCAAGTATTCTTTGAAATCTTTAAAGCCGTCTTCTGCATACTTCCCTTCAAAATGGAGCTGTACTTCTCCATTATAGTATTCATAATGAATATCAGAGTCTTTCAAATAGGTACTTACCTGTATGTAGCGACTGGTTTGCCATGATCCTTTCCGAAAATAGGATATCACCTTTTTTTTAGAGCCATATTTGTCTCTAATATAATCCTTTACCTCCTGATGAAGGTCTTGGTCAATAGGTATTGCCATAATTGATATTACTTGTTATTAAACTATTTAATCTGATAGTATTATATTCTCAAATTAAGAATTCAAATACGCTTCCATTTCGCTATCGTCATCCAAATCTATCTCCTGAGCGAATTCCATTCCTACATATGTAGCAACGATTAGAACAGGCAGAAGCCAGTCTTTGAGATTTTCGGTCCGGTAACCTTTCTGATCAATAAAGTCTATGGTACGGCAAAATATATGACCTACTTTGCCAACAGCATTTGTTAGCTTCAGTTGGATATATTCAGGCAAATCTGGTTCATGATACTCAAAAGGTTCACTTGGTATGAATTGAGTGTCTATTTCCACATCAATTATAACCTTGTAGGTAACTTCTACTACTTTGTCGAAAACATATTGGAAAAGGATGCCTGCATCGTATCCCTCAAACTCGTTGGTCGAATGTTTTTCGAAAGCACTAACGAATTGTCTGAGTATAGACTCTGTTTCTTGAGCTAATGCAAGTACTTGTCCCTTCTCCAGTTCGTTAAATCTGTCCATGGTAAGCAATCCCGTTTCCAGATTGTCTATATTGAATTGTGAAATGCTCACTCCAAATTGGACAATTTCTTTCTGATTTTCTATTGTATTCATATTTCAACTAAAATTAGATTTTACAATTAGTTACAATATCTCCAGCGCGATGGCAGCACAAGCTTCTGCATCGGCCAGGGCGTAATTTTACCAAGACAACAGAACACATCGAACTGCGTTGGTTGTTGGCTGTTTCAAAATCTATAGCTGCAAAGTCATGTATTACTTATCCTCCTTATACTTGTTCCACATTCTCTTTACTTTTCCTGCAATCTCCTTACGTAGCCATAGCGGTTCGAGTACTTCAAGGTTTTCACCATTCCATAGCAGTTCCTGTTGGAAGTCGAATGTCGGGCGGACATGCAGTTCAAAGATGCTGTATTCATCTGTTTGCTCAGTCTCTTGTTGCGACTCATGCAGAGGAAGGTCGCGCAGGTAGTTAGCCTGACTGGTACTGACCTTGATTTTTACCTTCTCAATGTCGGTGCCATCGCCAGGAATTACACCTATACAACCATTGAAGTATTCCTGTGGATTGAACTCTTCAGGATATTCAAACGTGTGGCTCGAAAGGCGGAAGTCATGTATGCGGTCGAGACAAAAGACGAGGTCATAGCCTGCAGGCCAATTACGCCCCACCAAATACCAGCGCTGACGGAATAGCTTTACGCACAATGGTATCACGTAATGGTCGCGCGTGTCACCTTTCCAGTAGTTGAAATAGTTGATATGAATGAAGCGGTTCTTCTTCATCGCATTTATTATCAGCTCCAAATATTCCCTGCCACTGGGCACGTCTTCAAGGATAATCCTGTTCTTGACAGATTTGCTTTCAAGGAGAAAATTACTCACCGATAGCGTACTGAGCAACCAATTTTCAATACTTCCACTCTTCATATCCTCCACGTTGGCTATATAATACCTATATGGAGCGGTCTTTTCGCAGTCTATCGACAATCCGAAGGTGTCGAAGATATTCCACTTCCACTTATGGAAAGTGCGCTTCAACATCTCCTCACCACCGCTCAAATCTACATTATCCATCCAGCGGCGGTTCAATTCCTCGAATGAAATCTTATGTGCCCGATAGATGGTCTCCACAATCCACACGAGTTTATTGGTTTGATTCAGTGCCATATTTGTCGTTTATATAGATAACGTTTCGGCTGCTAAGATATTGCTATGGTGTGTCTTTTTTTCATACCATCATAATCAATCTCGCTCTACAAGGTTGCAATTTGCAACCTTATAGGTGAGAGAAGCAGCGGCATAAAAGTTGGACCAACAATTTTTCGCCTAACTTTTCATCTGTTCCAGTCTCCCATGTATATTCTGCTTTGTGAAACTTATTTGCAAAGAACGAGACCAATTGACATAACTCACTCTTTTTCAACGGATATACTGATGCAGTAATAAACTGTAGCACAACCTTGTCATATTGTTTGCAATCAATCATTGCATAATCTTCAAACTCTCTGATTACACTTTCCACTCGCAACTCACCGTCATTAGGAAAAGAAATAATTCTTCTTTTTAAGACAGCACGTGCCTGTTGATATTTGACATTATCTTTCATTGCTACAAAGGTACAGATGTGAATAAAGTTAATGTTTTCGGCGTGGCTATCGTGATTGTAAGATATAATAGGCTATTATCCGGAAAGGTTTCAATATAGTCACCTACAGGAAGCATTATCTTTTCAGGAAGCGTTATCACTTTCATCTCATCAGTATAGTCATTGGCTATGGTAATTGCCAAAAGATATCTACCATTTTCTTTTATATATATTGACTTTATATGTTCAAGAGCATCTGTTATGTCTTTATTATACACATACGAGTGGGTAGATATTACATTCCTTCCTCTTATAAGTATTGAGAAATCAGACAAATCAAAGCATAATATACCATGCTTCTCTATACATATATTATATAGTTGCAGGAATTTCTTCAATTCGAGGTATGGATTGCTATCTGCCTGAAAAGACAATATAGAGAAAATGTCAGATTCTTCTTTGATACTGAGTTCTGGATTCATTTTTATTACAACATTTCTTCTTGCACGTGCATGTGTTTCTAAGATTTTATTAACGTTATCGGCTCCTTTGTCGGTAGACACCAACACGACATTAACATATACATTTGGGCTGTTCTTTATTGAATATATACCTTCTGTACGAAACTCATTGATCACTTGTTGACTAACATAATCTGCAGCAATCAGTCGTAATGATTCAAGTGCGATTTTTTCCATTTTATTAATGTTTATATCTTTATTATCAAAAATACAGTGCAAAAATAAAATGGAGCTATGCCAACTGTGGGCACAACTCCATTTTATAATGAAATAATATTAAGTTACACTATAGCTTTTTTATGATCTTTATGCACTTGTAGAATTAATTTTTTGGTATGAGCCATAATCTGAGCGAATACGGTCTTTCCTTGATTCAAGGATTTCAGTCTTTTGTAATACAATTTGCAAAAGTACAAAATCTTTGGCGCAGATTTGTCGCAGCCTAAAACGAAAAAACGACATAACTCGTTGCTTTACAACTTGCTATGTCGTTATTAGTTGCGGAGGCAGGATTGGACATTTGTCAATGTTGTCTCGTAACGACCTCATTATCAAATAACATTAATTGTTAAAATTAGTGTTTTTCTACTCTCTGTTGTCCTTATTTTGTCCTAATTGCAGAACCATATCCAATCTTTTTCCGAGGTCGCTGTTTGCTTTTTTAAGGTCATCAATACGCTGATTTTTTTCCTCGATGACCATTTTTAGAGCCTTAACCTCAGCTCTAAGTGTCGTAACGTCTGTGTTTACGTAGTTACTGTTGATGACGTTATGATGTCCGTTTACAGTCGGACTGTCCGAGTTATTGTCCGACCTTATTAGGATGTCTTCGATTGAGCATCCTAATATATCTGCCATCCTGACAAGGGTGGATACTTTGACGTCGGGACGGGCGTCAAAGTAAGTAATCCCGTTGTGACTGTTTGGCCCCCAAAGGCTTTTGCTGAAATCCTTAAATGTGATTCCAGCTCGCGTGAGCAATTCTTTAACTCTCGCGCTCTTGATAGTGTTATTTTCGTACTTCATACTTAATAAAGGTTAAATCCTACTATATTAAGAGTTAAAATCTTAACAAAGTAGGGTATAATCCGACTTTTGTTATTAATTTCGCGTCAAAGTTAGACACTAATTTCGACATTAACAAGAAAATGGAGCATAATTTCGATTCATTGAACCTAGAGGTTTATTACTCTAAGTTGTCCAAAATGGACAAATCCAAATACCTGAGGTATTTGATGATAAATTACGATTTAAAATATAACACTATCCGACGTAAGCTTAGCGGGGCGGTAGGGTATAACCTTAATACTCTTGAGCGTTTGGCTTGCAAGGAGGCTATTGAAAAGGAGGCAGAATGGAAACATTAGAATTTTTTACTACGCCTGACGGTTTCGTGCAATTTAAAAAGCCGGGCGAGGATGCAAGACGTCTGACGAAGTTTAATGCTGATATTATCGACAAGGTTGATGGTATTGTCAAGACTCGTTTCCCGGAGAGTTACGCAACATTGGCGAAGCTCTACCGTAACAATAAGTTTAAGATGGTTGATAGGTTTATCCGCTGCAATTTCGGCGAGCATGACACGCTCACGCAGGATATTGATAACCAAATCGTGAATTTCGAGGAGGTTAAATGCCCTTTGCGTGGGCTCTGCGAATTTCAGGGCGTCATCTGCAAACCTAAATCAATGGTTAACTTGTCAAAGTGTGAGCGTCAGATTGCTGACCTATACCTTGAGGGGCTCACGTTTACTCAGATAGCTGAGCGACTCAACAAAAATGCTCAGACTGTTAAGGTGCAGCTGATGCATATTAAAAGAAAATGTGGTGTCAAGCACTGCCGCGACATCATCAGAGTACTACGTCTCAAAACTTACTAAGATTATGGTCATGAGGAAAATAATGTTTAATGACAGAGTGGAGCCGATGACACTATATGTCATCGATGGTCTTAAAACACAGACAAGACGCCTGATACCTGAGATTTCAGTTCTAAAGGGTGCGAGATTAGTGTTAACTGTTCGCAAGTGTGATGATCGCGTAAGAGTGTACTCAGATGGTTATCTTTATGGCAGCGCATGGGCGGGCGTCTTTAATGAGGAGATTAATGGGATGAGTGAACACCATTTTTATTTAGTGTTTGATGATAACAATAGTATAATGGTTAAACCTCGATACAAAGTGGGCGAGGTTATCGCTGTCGCTCAAAGCTACTCGGATTTATCGCTAAGTGAGGATTTTTATCGGAAGTGCATCATAGAGAATATGGGTGTCGATGATCTCTTTAAATCGCCTGGCTGTCGTAACAAGCTTTTTGTTCGACCTGATTTAATGGTGCATAAGATAAAAATAACGGGTGTGCGCGTCGAGTATCTGCAAGACATTTCTGATAAAGATGTTTTTGCAGAGGGTTTTACTTATAAAGATGAGTTCATTCAGACCTTTAAAAGATTATACGGGGCTGATGTCTGGGAGACTAATCCGCTCGTCTTCGTGTATGATTTTGAGCGCTACGATAATGCTGCAGATATATTTAAATAAATGCGATGACTGCAAGCATAAGCGACTTTGTATAAATGGTCGCTTTTGCTTGCTGAAAAACAAATATGTCGAATACATAAAAATTATAGATTGCAATGATAAAGATTAATATTGACGACTATATCGCTTTTACAAATAAGTTGATAGATGCTAATAAGCTTCAGAGGGCTTTTCACATTGTTGAGTTCGTCGAGGGCTGTTGTCTCGCCATTGATGGTGACGGCGATGATGTTGTTATAGAGCTTCAGAGAGATACAAGAGTGTTATTCTGGGATAAGTTCGGTCATGCCTATAGGCTGTCGTCTGAGCGTCCAGCGCAAATTAGACCTATTCTCAATGTCGATTTACTCGATAATAAGAGCGTCGGGTTATCGAGGTCTGTTGATCTCATTTGTGTTCCTATCTTTGACTATCCTGAGAGTGATTTCCAGTCTGATGATGAGGGCGATGATGCTCTTGTTAATATGAGGAGAGCTATCGAGGCATGCAAGGATTGGGGTCGCCCGATATTTGGTTTTATGGCTGACAATAGTGATACAAACAAGCTGCTCTCATGGTGTGGTGGTGATAGGGCTTTTATTACAAAAGCTTTTGCGAAGCTGATGACGGAGAGCGATGATTTTTCAAAAATCATACTTCAGGCTGCTGAGATGAGCTCTAAAATCCTCTCTGCAGCCGAGCGCGACACTAACGCTTCGTGATAGCGTGATTTCGCAACAAATCGCGCCGTGTGACATGCGTTTTTGTCATGGCCACGGCGTTACTTAACTTTGTGTCAGAAGATAAAAAGAGCAAAAATGATAACAGTTAACCAAATACTTAACGCAACGAACGGAGGCTTGGACATCATATTGTCTATTTACCCTCAAGCGCGGGTCTGTGTCGGTCAGCGAAATAAACATTTCGCCATCCGCGACGAGAAAACGCCATCGGCGTCGTTGCGTCAATTCAATTCTGCCAAATACGGGGCTATCTGGCAGGTTACTGACTTCGGCGGTGAAGGCCGTGGTGAGAATGCCATCGACATCTTTATGCGCGAGAACGGCTACGACCGCTCACGCTTTAACGAGGCTATCCTTAAACTCGCTGCGCAGTTTGACGTGCGCGATGAACTCGACCGCACAGTCAATCGTCCGGAGATACGTCAGCGTGATGCGAGGGTCGAGGAGCTTGATGGTACACGCCCGTTTGAGCTAAACGAGAAGTTTACTGAAGCTGAACTCAAGGCTCTTGGCCCGCGCGTTACACAAGCTGACGTCGATGCGCTGCATTGGCACTCGGTCAAGTGGATAGGGTACGTCAAAGACCGAAAAATGACGATAAGGCACTCTACTGAGAATTATCCGATTTTTATGCGTGAGTGCATCATCGAGGAGGCGTCGGGCAACAAGCCTGAGACTAAGTTTTATAAGGTGTACGAGCCTTTTAATTGCGACAAAGGCTTCCGATTTTCGTACACTCCTACAGGTGCCAAACCTCGTTACTACGTAAATGGTCTTGCTGAGCTTAAAAAGGCTTATCGTGAGTTTAACGCTAAGGAGGAGAAAGAGTGGGTCGCCTCTCATGAGGACGGCAAGCCATACAAGGAACAAAAGCTTCCGGAGGCTGTCATTTGCTCAGGCGAGCGTGACTCGCTTTGCTGCAAGTCGATGGGCTATCATCCGTTATGGTTTAATTCCGAGACCTATCAGCTCTCTGTTGAGGAGTATAAGGAGATTATGAAGTATGTCGAGGTGCTCTACAATATACCCGATATAGACGAGACGGGCCGACGTAAAGGCCGTGAGCTCGCTCTACGCTTTATCGACATTCACACGGCATGGCTCCCGGACAAACTGCAGACTTATAAGGACAATAGAGGCAAACCGCGTAAAGATCTGCGTGACTGGCTCGAGATTCACAGCGAGAGAAAAGACTTCCGCAACCTCCTCCGCGTCGCCATGCCGGCGAAGTTCTGGATGCAATACTATAACAAAGACGGCAAGATAAAGACCGAGGTCGACACGGCTTGCTTGTATAACTTCCTTCAGCTTAACGGCTTCTATGCACTGCATAACGAGAACGCTGAGATTACTCAGTTTATACGCATCGAGGGCAATATCGTCAAGCCGGTTAACGTCAAGGGTGTGCGCGAGTTTGTCCGGAAATGGGTGGTGGATAGGTTCGAAGACCGCAATGTCCTCAACCTTGTACTCAACACGCCAAAACTATCTCCTGCAGCGCTTGAATCGCTACAAGAGATTGATTTGGACTTTACGAGCTATACATCAGACTCGCAGTACTTTTTCTTCCCGAACAAGACTGTCGAGGTTACAAAGCCGAGCGAGAAGCTCCCCGGCGGCATAAAAGAGCATGAGCCTGGCGCTGATGAACTGCATAACTATGTTTGGGCCGATGATGTTATACCTCATCGCTTTAAGCTCTTACCTGATATGTTTAAATTCAAACAGACAAAAGGTGATGACGGTCAAATCAAGCTCGATATTGATGTTATTGCCGTTAAGAGCCATTTTTTTGGCTATCTTATTAATACGTCGCGCCTTTACTGGCGAGAGGAGACAGAGGTCCGATTCGGTGATGATCGAGAGGCTACTGAAGAGTACGTTAAGGCTAATCCTTTTCGCATCGATGGCGAGGGGCTGCTGCCTGAACAGATTGCAGAGCAAAAGCAAAACCTCATTAACAAGATTTTTACTTTTGGTTATATGCTTCATCGGTATAAGGATATGGCACGTGCTTGGGCGCCGTTGGCCATGGACAACAAAATCGGTGATATCGACGAGTGTAATGGCCGCTCGGGCAAGTCTTTCTTCTTTAAGGTCTTGTCGTTCTTGATGAAGACGGTTAAGCTGTCCGGTCGAAATGCGAAGCTCTTAGACAATCCCCATGTGTTTGAACAGTGTACACAGTATACAGATTTATTGCTTGTCGATGACTGCGACCAGTATCTGAACTTAGGCCCGTTTTACGACATCATTACTTCAGATCTTACTGTCAATCCGAAGAACAACCACGTGTTTACGATAGGGTACGAGGATGCTCCTAAAATCGCATTGACGACTAATTATGTGCCTAAAGATTTCGACCCATCAACTGAAGCACGATCTTTGTACATGGTTTTTAGCGATTGGTATCACCAAAAGACAGAGGATAACGATTATAGAGAGACCAGGTCTATAAGTGATGATTTTGGCAAAACTCTATACGCTTACGACTACAGCGAGGACGAGTGGAATGCTGATCTCAACTTCTGGCTGCAGTGCTGCCGTGTTTACATGTCACTTAAGGACACTGGCATTAAACCGCAGCCACCTATGGCGAATATGACTATACGACACCTCAAGGCGTCGATGGGCGCCAACTTCGAGGACTGGGCTGAGGGCTATTTTAGCCCGGAAAGCGGGCATCTGGACACATATCTGGCACGTGATGATGTTTTTAATGAGTATCAGAGATTTTCAAACGTCAGCCGCATTACCATGCAGGCGTTTACTAAGCGCCTCAAGGCGTTTTGTAAGCTCTGCCCGTGGGTTGACTGCCTTAATCCTCCAGAGTTATGCAACGCAGGTGGTCGCATACAGAGAGCTGTGCAAATAACGCCGGAGCTACGCAAGACAAAGGATATGATTTATATACGCTCATTACGATTAGACACCAAATTAGACGTTAACGAACCGACTCTTAATTTCTCTGCCGAGGACGAGACACCATTTTAATATATACTTTATCATTTTGCTTTAATCTTCAATAGGTGGGCGGGCTGCCAGGTTTTCAACCTGTGTGGCCCGCCTTTTTCAATATCACAAACTGACGTTCATCCGTTACAAAGTATTCCATTTTTCCACAGGTTTTTATAGGCTCGACTACGACGGCGCCCTTTGCCTTCCCCGACACCCCTCTTTTATTTGTTCAAAAACTTTGTGATTTTGTAATAAGATGTTCCAAAAAGTCATAAATAACATAAAATAAGGCAGTTACAACAATCACAAAAAATCACAAAACCGTGTCACAAACTTGTCACAAAGTTTCTCAAGTTGTGACAGCCTATCTTTAAAAAGTCGGGCCGATTTTTGTGACAGCCTGTCACAAACTTTAATTACAAAGTTGCAACATCCCAAATAATTGATAATCATTAACTTCTATTTAGTTTGTCACAATTCACAATGTCACAAAAATTTCTCACAAAATCAGAATTGACGACAAGAGAGACTCAGATGATGGGGTGTTTACCGATGGTAAAAACAAAAAAATATCTTGATAAAGTAGGATAATTATTCGATTTTTCCTAATTTTGCAAGATAAAACATGATGATATCTTAAACTTACCAGCTGTGTCAAAATTTCTCGTCTATCTCACTCTCAAGCCCTTCATCGCACAATGGCTGCGACATCATTTCGGCGATCCTGCAGTCTTCCCGGCACAGAGCGTCGAGAATGCGTGCATCAGGCACTTTCTCACGCGTCAGCCTAAACGGTTACCGCTTATGAGACAAAACGAGGAGGTCGCTATCTGCATCCCGGACTCAAAACAGAAGCCCGTGATTACTTACAACTACCTCTCTATTAATGCTCGTAAGGCGGTAGCAGAGTGCATCGAGGACACATTTCGCATGCAGCTCTGGCGAGATCTCTCCGACATTGAGCAATGTCAGTGCACACTGCTGTCAGCTGTGAGGGCGTGGTGTGAGGCTAACGGTGTCAGCTTAGATTACGACTACACTCTCAAAATGCGTTATCAGCGTATGCGCAACTCTTACCTCAAACACGGCATTGATTTGCGCCGCACAGCGAGAGCTAAGGACTAATTTGTGTTAAATATCCTATAATTCGTACCGACAAGACGCCTTGTTTTGTTCGGCGGCGTTCGACGATATTTTTTAATCACTATACATTATATATATATGAGGTCAATCAAAATTGTTAAGGCTGTTGCCTATGCTTTCAACACTCAGCTTGCCGGGATGGTTGAGACATCTAATCGCTCAGTTCGTCTGCCGAGCACGGTCGGATGGCATGATATCAATATCAAGCCACACCCATCGCTGGTGTCATCCTCAAAAAGTGAGAACAATAACCGTGTTGTTACTACTACACTCAAGCTCTTCACGTCTGATGATCTGTATATTCGCCGTCGTCATCTCGTTTTCCGCGTTACACTTACCGACGATCGACAATATCTCGTCGGTGCTCGTCAGCGACCTTATCCGCAGATCGAGATTACCGAGAACGCTCCGGAGAACGTGACCGACAATCAACTCAATGAGGTGGTTATAACATATAAAAGTCATGAGATTCCTCCGTTTATTCAGGTTTAGCAGTATTTTCCGAGGCTCTTCCCGCTTGCTAACTTTGCGTAAACAAATTTTCACATGGTATATAATCTCGTAATTTCTGGCACTATTGGCAGTTGGTGGAATGGGTGTTCCGCCGACTATGTGCGTTATGTGCTCAATCAAAACAAGGGCAAAGAGGTGCATGTCGGCTTCTGTTCTTTGGGCGGGTACGTTAAGGATGGTCTGGAAATGAATCAGGCTTTTCGCGATCATGGCAACGTACATGCGCACGCCTTCGGCATGAATGCCTCGATTAGCACTATTGCCATGCTCGGCTGCAAGACTATCGACATAGTAAAGGGCAGCTTTTTCCTTATCCACAATGTTTCGGTGCTCATTGATAAGTATGAGCAGAGCAACAAGGAGCAGATTGACAGCTATATCAGCAAGCTCAAGGCGCAGCGCGACTCGCTCAAAAACTTTGACGACGTACTCGCTTCGATGTATGCTGACAAGACCGGCAAGACGCTCGATGAATGTCTCGCGCAGATGAAGAGGGGCAACTGGCTCACGGCTCAGCAAGCGCTTGACTTCGGTCTCGTTGATGAGATACGTGAGGATAAGGTGGCTGAGAAAGCTGCTAACGAGTATACGGGCAATTTTGTCAACTCATACGATTTATCAACTCAATTTAAGGATGCTGGCATACCGCCGCTACCACAACCACAGGCCTCGGATGATGTCGCCGTTAAGGTGGCGTCAGTGGTTGATGGTGACGGCAATCCAACTCAGAGCTTTCTCAAAAAGACGTGCGAGGGGCTCAAGAGCCTATTCCGTAACCAACACGCAGCAAACGACAATAAACCTCAAAAGATGATTAAAATTTTTGCTGCTGTCATGGCATTGCTCAATGTCACTGACGGTTTTAAGACTAATGATGAGGGTAACATCACCCTCACTCAGGAGCAGATGAAGAGCATCGACGACCGACTGAAGGCGCTCGAGGAGAAGGAGAAGACTGACTCCAAGGCACTCAATGAGGCTGGTGCTGCTCTTACTAAGCTTAAGGCTCAGCTTGCTAAGGCTGAGGAGGATGCTAAGCAGAAGGATGAGCAGATTACTGCTCTCAAGGCTTCAGCTGGTGACGTTACCAACAACCCTCCAGACAGCGGTGAGCAGGCGTTTAGCGCTACTGACGTTTATAACCTCATTAAAGACGTTTAAAAAATGGCTGATATTAAAATAGGTAATGTTACATACGGGGCTGCGGAGCTGTCAAAGACCTTCCAGACCTACCGCAAAGACTTCATTATCATGCCGTTCCTGGCGATGGAGGCTCTTGCGAAGCACATGAATGTGCGCACCGGCATCCGTTATAGAGAGACGGTTAGTCAGATGTCTGCAAATGCAGAAATCGGCAACTACGCAAAAGACAAGTTCGAGGATGCTGACGTAAAGATTGATCCTCGTGTTTTCGAGACCTTCTTCGGCAACATCGTGCAGGGCATCGATCCTAATGCAATCTACCAGTCTATCTGGGGTAGCAATGTGACTAAGGGCGATGGTCTGAAGAATGTGCCTATTGTGGTGCAGGTGTGTGCTTATCTCGTTAAGGCTATCGGCGAAAAGATGCTCATGAATGCCTTTACCGCTAAGCACGATCCGAGCGACAACAAGTCGACGGCTAAGTGGTTTAACGGCTTTAAGACCATTCTCGACAATGATGCTGCCGGCACCAACGAGCTGAAGAAGGTGCTTATATCTAAGGATCTCGGCAACCTCGTCGAAGGCACAGATTCTATCGACGAGAATAACGCCGAAGACCTGATAAAGGATTTCTACTGGAGTGAGGTGGGCGACCCTCTTGCTTCTGCTAAGCTTCGTTCTCAGCAGCTGAAGCTCTTCATGAGCGACCAGGCGTATCACTTCTATACTGAGGCGTACCAGACTAACCACGGTGCGCTGCCTTACAATCAGGCTTACGACAAAAAGTCGCTCGATGGTGCAAGCAATGTCGAGTTTGTGCCGCTTCCGTGCGTGCCTAACGACTTTCTCTTGCTCACTCCGAAGAATAACGCTTATCTGCTCTACAACCAGAAGACAGAGGACGAGACATTCCTCGTCGAGAAGTCGCTGAAGAATCATTACGATGTTGACTTCGTCATGAACTACTTCTTCGGCGTGCAGCTTGAGACTGTTTCGGCTGAGAAACTTCGCTATTGGCGCAAGGCAGCTGGATAAGAGGCTTTTTTTTAACAATATAGTTCCACAAGTTGTCGGGGCTTCGGCTCTGACAACTTGTTAATGTAGTACCCGTTAAAATAATATATTATGGCAACAAATTGCACTGGCGCTGACTCTATTTACAGCGATATTTGCTTTGCCCCTGGCAAAAAGTCTTTGCCCGGTATACGCGGCCATCTCTACGGTATCTCAAAGCGTGATATCTTAGCGTGGCCGACCATCGGCGGCGAGGCTCCTAAGACTCTCGCCGAGGTCGTTAAGTATTCCGGCGATTTCAAACTCGCAAGCGACAAGAAGTGGCACAAGATTGCTCTGATACCTAACGAGGGTCAGCTGCAGGTCGAGTCTCAAGGCACCTACGGCTCTAAGACGTTTAAGGTGACGGGCAACGCGGTCGCTCCTGGTACTGAGGAGGAGATTTCTGGCTACATCGCTCAGGCTAACAACGATGAGATGGTCTATCTCTTCGTGCAGCGTAACGGCAAGGCGCGTGTTATCGGTTCTGAGGCTTTCACCCCTGAGCTCTCGCTGTCTCAAGATTCGGGCAAGGCTGCTACAGATACCAACTCGACAACCATTCAGGCGGTTGCTGATGACGAGTATCCTGCTCCCTTCTATCCCGGCAAGATTGAGACCGCTGACGGCGACTTCTCTGGCGCTACGGGTCTGCCGATCGTTGTAGCGGCTTAATTTCCGTCTTCATAATTTCAATAGTGATTAGTAAAGTTTAGAATCCCGGGCGGTCTCACGATAGCGATTGTGCTGACCGCCCTTTCTTTTTTTTGTTACTATGATAGACAATAAACTTACCGAAAATATGCAGGCGTGGCTTGCTGAGAGCGCTCATGACCGTGAGTCGCTCATGCGTGGTGCCGAGATGGTCCTGAAGCTTACTCGCAATATGTCGATGTACCAGACCATCATCCGCCGCCCCGAGAAATTTGAGTCTAAGATTCGTTACGAGCTGCAGAAGTTCCTGCCCATGCGCCTCGAACAGATGACCATGCAGGATGTCAAAGCTCTCAGCGCTGAGCTTATTCCTGAGGTTAAAAAGGCTGTCGATGAGGAGGCGGCATTGTCCGATAGCGATGAGACTATTGATAACGATACCTTTCTTCCAGCGGCTTCTGGCATCCGTCCCGATCATGATTCCCTGCCGGAGGATGTTCAGTCCGTCTGGTCGGATAACAAAGAGCGATGGCTGAAGATAAAGCAGCTCTACAATACTCTGCTTGCTATCGAGCAGCCGTGCGACCGCTATGAGTATCTCAAGCAGCTCAAAGAGCTTTGGTATACTTACAAGCGTGAGCTTGAGCGCTATGACAATTACGTCGCTCCTGAGGCTGGCGAGACCGCTGATGACGCGGCTCCTTCGCCCGTCGAAATCGCTAAGGATATTGCTAACGCTCGTGCTTACATTACTAAAAATGTTGACAAGCTCATTGAGCTTCGCAACGAGTCACTGTCGTCTGATGACGCGACTAAGGCGCTCGACGACTATAACAAGTTGCTCGTCAAGATGCAGCAGCGTGTCGATACGCTCAATAGCAATAACGCTCCGGTCGGCGACGAATTAAAGGCTAAGCTCAATGAGGCAGGTCTTTCCCTTCCGTCCGCTGAGTGACACTGTCACGCAGTATCATATAGGTACTGGCTTGCACACGCTCGGCTTGCTCAAGTGGATTCTTCAGCAGACCGGGCGTGCTGACGTGTACGTGTCTACATTCTCCACGTCTGACGCTTTCCTTAGCGGTTTCCTCAGACTGCGGAGGCGTAAGCTCATTGACAAGGCCACGCTCGTCGCTGACCTTAAAGCTGCCCGAAAGACGGTGCAGCTCTATAAGCTAATGCAGAGCTGCTTTGACCATGTCCATCTTGCGCAAAATCATTCAAAGATTGTGCTCGTCAAGGCTGCTGACTACACCGTGTCGGTTATCAGCTCGCAGAATCAAACATACGGCGACCGCGCTGAGTGCACGATGATAACTATAGATGCGAGTGCTTACTACTCTCTTCTGGCAGGGCTGCGCGATATCGTCGATAAATCCCTCGAATTAAATGGATTATTCAACCGACTTGCTCTCCGCGATAGAGGCTCATGCGCAGGAGATGATGACGCCGACGGAGATATCCGCCCTTTTGGGTATTGATGAGCGCGTGTTGTGTGACGACATCGCTACAGTCGGATGTCCTGCGCGTGTCGCCTATGTCCGTGGCGTGGCGCGTACGGCTCTCGAACTTCGCCGTACTTTACATGATACTGCTGTTGCCGGCTCTCCTTACTCTGTCCAGGAGTGCCAACGGCTGCTCACCATCGCTCAGTCTTCCGTTAATCTTTAAAAAATATGCTTCCAGTCAACCTCGATCAATATGCGCGTTACGTCACTCTCGACGACTCCGAGCTGCGTGAGCTTAGAGTCGCCGAGAGTGTTCTCGTGCGCTTGCATCGCATTCGAGGGCTTTATGCGTACTGGCTGCAGTTTCCGTCCAAGCTCGACAACGACCTCGTGCAATATGATATTGCTATGTTTAAGGTGTCGAAGACGCTTGCTTACGAAGATCTGCATCTTGTCAAGGTGCTGCTCGGCAACCTCCAGCAGACAACAAAGGAGTTTATGCGCTGGAAGATTAACAAGTCTATAGAGCAGGATATCGTGGCGGCTCGTCGTGCCGGCGATTTCCGCTCGGTCGCCTCGCTGACTAAGGTGATGGTGCTCAATAACCGCACGGATAAGGATGATGAGCCTGACCTTGAGTTTGACAAGATTGTTCCGCAGAACTTCGAGCCGACCGATGACCCGACGGTGCTCGGCATTGAGCGCATACCCGACCTGCGTGGCCGTATACGTGCTCTTGTCAAGCGCTACTCAAACACGATAGCTCAAGACGCTGAATATGAGGAGATAAAAGACGAGATAAATACTGATGACGATGAGTGATAACACAGAGCAGCCAAACCGACAATACTTTAACGATGCACAATATTATGCACTCGCCATGAATACCCGTGACGAGGTTATCGTCGCCGGACGTGGTGTTGGCAAGGGTGCTATACAGGCTCGCCGACTTCAGGCGTGCTTTCAGGGCATGCCGGGCTCCATGGGTGGTTTCGTCGCTCCGTCGGTTAAGCGCTGCCTTACCAACATTCTCCCCTCCATGCTTATACATCTTGAGCGATGGGGCTTCAAGCGCGATCTGCACTATGTCGTTGGCCGCAGACCGTGGAAAAAGCTGCATTGGAAGTCGCCTATCTTCACCCCTGCGAACTGGGAGAACACTATAAGCTTCTATAACGGCTCGGTCTGCAACGTGATTTCGCAGGACCGCTCCGGCACATCAAACTCAATGAGTCTCGACTATCTCATCATCGACGAGGCGAAGTTCATAGACTTCGAACAGCTCAAGGATGAGACTTTTCAGGCGAACAGAGGCAACGAGATGTACTTCCGCCACTTCCCGCTCCATCACGGCATGACTATCACGTCGGATATGCCTATTACAAAAAAAGGCTCGTGGTTCCTCGGCTACAAGGACAAGCAAGATCCTGAGCTCGTCAAGGTCATCGAGGGCATCATCTATCAGATTTGGCGGCTCAAAAACAAGCTGGTCAAGCATCCTGAGCTGCATGACGCTATAAACAAGCGTCTTGATGACCTTAATAAGCAGCTTAACTTTTTTAGATCTAAATGCTTGCTTTATCGTGAGTATTCGTCGATCGAGAATCTGGCGCTGCTTGGCGAAGAGTTTATAAGGCGTGCAAAGCGTGACCTTCCTCCGCTCACCTTCGCTACGTCTATTATGTGTCAGCGTGTCGGCATCTCTGCCGATGGCTTTTACGGCGGTCTTAGCGAGGCTGTCAATCTCTACACAGCGCCTAACGAGTCGGTGCTTAATATGCACAACCTCGCCAATGCCGAGGGCGGTGCGTTGCCTAATGACTGTCGCATGGATGCTGACCGCAACGACAAGATGCCTCTGCTCATTGCCTTCGACACAAACAACCTCATTAACTGGCTTGTTGTCGGTCAGGTGCAAGGCTCTAAGCTGCGTGTGCTCAAATCCTTCTTTGTCAAGTATGAGCGCAAAATACCTGAGCTGCTCGAGGATTTTAATTCGTACTACCACTTCCATCGCCGGCGTCAGATAATTTTTTATTATGACTCGACAATGGTGGGCACAAACTGGGGTCTGCATTACAACGACCCGCATAAAGAAGTGGTCCGCACGCTGCGCTCAATGGGGTGGGCGGTGCGCGAGGCTTATCTCGGCAACCCGATGAATCACATCGAGAAGAACGCTCTTATTAACAAGATGTTTCGCGGACGTGCCCGTCTTCAGGTGCTCATCAATCGTGATAACAATCCGGACCTGCTTATCTCCATCACTTCAGCGGGGGTGCGGAATGGCAAGAAGGACAAGAGCGGTGAGAAGTATGCCGAGACCGAGGAGGATAAGCTCGAAGCCCGCACCGACGGCTCTGACGCTTTCGATGTGTTGTGCATAGGTGCTGAGACGAAGCCTGTCTTCCAAGGCAGCGGAGGCACTGCCATTTCATACGGTTAATAGTTTCTTTTGTATATGACCATAGTTGTTCTTTGAGTTAGGTTTTTTCTTAATTGATTTTCTCATGGGAGCCACTTGCGCGTGATGCGTAGGTGGCTTTTTTTTTTATTATTATTGTTACTACAAATAATCGTAGTTTTATTTGGCTAATACGAAAATTTGTAGTACCTTTGCATTGTTAAAAATAAAACTTTATGAATAAAAGGAAAATTAAAATTGAGGTTACGCCCGAAGAGTTCGAGCTCCTCGAAGCAGTAAGGAACTACAACAAGTCTTATCCAGATGGTTATCCTCAACTGCTATGGTTCGCGCAAGAGTTGTTCGATAATATGCTTCGACAACCCTACTAATCAAACAACTGCCCCTCCCGAAAGGGAGCGGGCTTTAGATAATATATAAAGAATGGGAAAGATGAACAAGACTAATGAACGTATTGTTGGTATTACTGATATGAAGCAGAGAATATCAGAGATTTTAATGGCGATTTCTTGGCGTGATTTCGCTAACAATTATTTCCACAAGTCGTCCTCTTGGTTCTATCATAAGATGGATGGCATTGATGGCAATGGTGGCAAAGGTGGCTTCAGTGACTCTGAGGCTGAGCAGATGCGTAATGCTCTCTACGATCTGAGTGACCGCATAAGACGTGCGGCTGAGCGCATCTGATACCTTGCTCAAGTTTTATTTTTAACACGTAGCCTCGATACTTCGGTGTCGGGGCTTTTTTGTTGGCAATTGTCAACAACGTGACGGCTGCTTAACCGCGGATGGGCGGGTGGGCGTTTTGACGATAACGGCGTATCTGACAAGCCGAAATCACATACTTGTCACTTTCTTCCTACATATTCCGCACGATTAAAGCAAGGCAATTGCGGGTTCGGCGCAGGGCGGTGTAGTGCTGCATCGGCTGCAAGCCGTGCACCCCGCAAAATCGGAATGCGTATCTCATTGATTCTGAGGCATTCCGATTTTGCGGGTATGGAAAAGGTACGCGAAAACGCGCTCATTTCTTTATTCTTGGCTTCTTTTTATTGCGGAAAAGAAGCAAAAACGCTATGCGAAAACAAGTTTTCGAGCGGTATTCCCGGTATGGGAATGATTTTCTGACATCTTGCGCTTGTCCGATTGAGAGCCTTTTTTCTGAAATTGTACGTCGGGACGGAATGAATATCGTTTTTACTTCGCGAATTTACGACGGACGGCTGTCAGCCAAGAACCGGTGACCTATAGTGACCAAAATTTTATAGCAGCCTTCCGACTTTTCCAATGCTTGAAAAAATCGGTTTTCCATAAAATTTCAATCCCTATTTCTTGTCTTGTCGCCTTTTCTCCGTCGTTTTGATGCGGCGTAAAAAGCGAAATTCGACCCGACGTGAATAAAAAAAAACTCTCAAACGGGCTACAGATGAGAGATGTAAAAAGCTCCCTTCTCGCCTCTGAGAATAATTTTTTTAAGGAGGACAAAACTATGAGAACAATCAATTTCTACGACTACGTATCTAAGCGATACGCCACCAATGACACAAGAGAGAACCGTGTCCGTGAACTTGTCTATGCTTTCAAAAGCGGACAGCGTGCAGCCGTTGACCACGCCGTTAAGGTGGTTTCGGACCTCCTTATAAAATGGTATGGCGTAGACTGCGAGAGCTATGTCTTTTGCTGTGTCCCTGCATCCAACAACTCAAAGTATATCCGCCGTTTCAAGCGCTTTGCCGCCGAGCTTACAAAGCGTACCGGCATTCAGAACGGCACGGAACATATCAATATTTTCGGTCAGCGAGAGGCAAAGCATAACAACGCTAACCACATCGTTAGTGAGTCTTACGGCTATCTCGTCAGTGCAGACCCCGAGTTTTTCGCAAACAAGAATGTCATCCTTTTTGACGACCTTATCACTACAGGCGAGACGGCTAACGAGTTTGCAGCGGAGCTTGAAAGCGTAGGAGCTAACGTGTTGGGAGCGATGTTTTTAGCTCGTACTAAGATGATGAATAATAACTAACTTAAAGATAAAGATATTATGAAGAATTTTTCGGAACTTGTAAAAGAAGAACGCCCCGACTACAAGGCTTGCAACAGTGGTTTTGAATCTCTTAACGCCGTAGAGCTTATTAGCTTGATAATAGGGCAGGGTGCCGACCAGACAAACGCCATCCGCCAGGCACGCCAAATCATGAATGTTTGTGGCGGCAGTCTGCGGGATGTGGCAAACCGCCGCCCCGAGGAACTCGAAGTGGTGCAGGGCGTAGGCGTTAGAAAGGCTTTGGCTATAAAGGCAGCGCTCGAACTCGCTAAAAGGGTGGAGCATGAAGCAGCCGCCGAACGTGACAAATTCGACAGCGCCGACGCTGTTTGGCGCTACTTCAGACCGACCATCGGCAACGCCGACCACGAGGAGGCACACGTCTTGTTGATGAACAATAACTTTTCTCTGATTAAAGCCGTTAAGCTTTCGAGCGGCGGGCTTACTGAGACAGCCGTAGACGTGAGAGTGGTGCTTAAAGAGGCTATCCTTAACAACGCCACCGTCATAACGCTCGTACATAACCATCCGAGCGGCAACAACCGACCGAGCCGTGAAGACGACCGAATCACCGAGCGTATAAAGAAAGCTGCGGAGTGTATGCGTATCTATATGTGTGACCACGTTATCGTTACCGATACAAAGTATTATAGTTACGCCGAGGAGGGCAGACTATAAAAAGACAATCCCCACCATTTTATTGACGTCA